TCCAGCGTGAGGAATTTGAGACTTCCGATGGACAGCGTAAAATAGCGACTAAATGTGTGCAGGTGAGAAGCCTGGATGGTTTGAAGGATGCAAAGGTTCCAGAAGATAAGAGGCTGCCATCCAGCCCGGCGGTAGGACCAGTACGTACCAGTGGTTCAGCTGTGGATTCTAACGGATTCATGAGCATTCCGGAAGGGGTGGGAGATGAGGGAATCCCGTTCATGTAAGGACCCGGAGCTGTTCCGAAAGGTGAAGGAATCCATGACCATGCAGCAGACGGTGGAATATTTTGGATTGCAGGTAGACCGGAGGGGGTTGTGTTTATGCCCTTTCCATCAAGACAAACATCCCAGTATGAAGATTTATCCTAATGGAAAGGGGTTTTACTGCTTTACCTGCGGCGCCGGCGGGGACCAGATCAAGTTTACAGCACTGTACCGCGGCATCCGCAATGAAGAAGCTGCAAAAGAGCTTGCAGGGGCATTCCATGTGCCCCTGCAGGAGCCTGCCACATATCGGGAGAAGAGAGAGGCAGCGCTTGCCAGGAACCGCCGCTGTGCCATGGACCAGTTTATTCGGCATGCAAAGCTGTTCCTTCAGATGTACCGGATCCTGTTATGTGAGGCGCGGCGGGATGTACGGGACCGGCATTTTGCAGAAAGCCTACAGAACTTGGATCATGTGGATTACCTATTGGAATGCCTGGATTCCTGCCCGGAAGATGTGTACAAAGACCAGAAGGCGGTGAGACGGATTGGAGAGATCGAAAGACGAGTTATTGACTGGTATGACTGCACTGAAACGGACGGAACCATTTCCGGATGAGTTGTTCTATGCCATTTTTGAAATGGAAGACAGTGTAGAAAGACAGCGGTACATAGAGTCTCTTAGGAATATAGCCAGGGAATTGAAGCGGATCACGGAGTTCAACAATCTCTTCAAGCAGTATCAACTGGATTATATGCAGAGAATGAAGCAAACCGGAAACAAGACGAAGTTTACGGATCAGCCAGTGGAACTGGCCTGCGGAGAATGGCTCGCAAATGATTTTGGGGTAAAGACTACACGGTATGATAAGAACTTTAATCCAATTCCGATCCTTGCATGCAGCCATCCGATCCTCCCTGTGGAGATCTTAAAGAATGTAGATACCTATGAAGAGCGGATCTCATTGGCTTACTATAAGTCTGCTGCGTGGCAAAAGATCACCGTTGACCGGAGCGTCTGCGCTAATGTGAGCAAGATTGTGGATGCGTTGAGCCAGTATGGGATTGAGGTAACCTCGGACAATGCGAAAAGTCTGGTCCGGTACATCTCGGACTGTGTAGGCCTGAATCCTTTGACCCTGAACCCGAAGAAGTCCATTAACCGTCTGGGATGGGTGGGAAATTCGTTTACCCCGTATGCGGAGGATATCCGGTATGAGGGAGACATCGACTATGAGGCAATCTTTAAGAACGTGGCGGAGGCCGGAAGTTTTGATACCTGGAAGGCCCTGTGTGCCTCTCTGCGAAAGAATCTTGCCCTCCGTATGATGATGGCGGCCAGCTTCGCATCCGTCCTGCTGGAGCCTTTAAGAGTCCTTCCGTTTGTCCTGCATATCTGGGGTATCACGGGAACCTGCAAAACAGTTGCACTAATGGTGGCCATGAGTATCTGGGGGAATCCGAAGATGGGTGGTTTGGTAAAGACCATGAACATGACCCGGAATGCCATCATGCGGAACGCTGCCTTTTTATGCAGTCTTCCATTTGCCGGGGATGAGCTCCAGACGATTAAGGATAAATGGCAAGGAAATTTTGACCAGCTGATCTACCAGATCACAGAAGGCGTGGACAGAGGCCGTGCCAGGGCTTACGGGGGCGTGGAAGAAACCAGAACATGGAAAAACAGCTTCCTGTTCACCGGAGAAGAACCGATCACGAAGGTGAACTCCGGGGGAGGGAGTAAGAACCGTGTTATCGAGATTGCCATTGATGGACCGCTTGTGGATGATGGCCATTATGTCAGCAGCGTGGTACAGGAGAACTACGGCTTTGCGGGAAAAAAACTAGTTGAATACATCCAGGATGCGGAGATAGGAAAGCTTACTATCAGATACCGGGAGCTGTTTGATTCCCTATGCCGGCTGGATACAACTGACAAGCAGGCGATGGCTATGGCATGTCTTCTCCTGGCGGATGAACTGGCTGTACAGCTGTTCTTTCCGGGAGAAGCCCCGTTAACTGTGAGTCAGGTAAAAAAATACCTGCAGAGCGCTATGGAAGTGGATGTGGCAGAGCGGGCTTACCAGTCCGTTTTAAACTGGGCGGCAAAAAACCCGGTGAGATTTGAAGACCCGAAAGCGGCGGATTCTTCGAACAAAGGGGAGGTCTGGGGGAAGATTGACGGAAATATCCTGGTAGTCAATCGGGATGTACTTCTGGAATACCTGAATAAGAGTGGATTTGACTATACAGCGGTCAGTAAGAAGTGGTCAGAGAAAGGTTATCTGGTGCGAAATTCCCAGGGAAAGTTTATTCACAGTACAAGGGTATATGGCATAAAATCCAGCTATATAAAGCTCAATCTTCTGCTAGAGGAGGACAAGATGGAGGAAGAGACAGAATTTGTGAGTGCTGAATTTGTACAAGGGTCCTTGCCCTTTGACTAGGATTATGGCTAACCACAGCATTTAAGGTTAGTCACAAGGTTAGCCATTGAAACCCGCATAAAATAAGGCTTTTTTATATAATGTCTAACCATCTAACCTGTCTAACCATTTTTAATATATATACGCGCGAGGAAAAAAACGTGTATTTTTTTCTCTTCATAAAATTTATAGTTATGCAACCGGATTTTAGGTTAGACGGTTAGCCATCCAGTAAAATCAAGGGTTTGCGGGCCCTTTTCAGCCCCAAATGCGGTTAGTCGGATGGGGAAAAGGGTTAGACAACAATGAAAAGGGGTGCTTATGAGCAATAAAAGTACGGGCACGGGTTTTGAAAAAGACTTTGCCTCCATTTTATCAGATAACTGGTTTTGGGTCCACCTATTTCAGGAGAATAAAAATGGTCAGCCTTGCGATGTAGTGGCAGCGAAGAACGGAAAAGCATTCCTGATCGACTGCAAGGATTGTGAAACGAAATATTTTTGGTTAAGTCGAATGGAAGAAAATCAGTTAAATGCTATGACACTGTTTGAAATATTCGGCAATGCGCCTGGCATGTTTGCAATTCGATTCCCGACAGGACACATCTATCTGGTGGGTTATCAGATACTGAAAAAGATGCGAGATACAGGTTTTAAGAAAGTTGATGAGACCGTTTGCAAAACACAGGGAGTGAGGCTGGAAAAGTGGCTCTTAGAATGGAGTTCAGAAGAGGAAGGTGATGAAAATGCAGGTTGTGATCGGGGCAGAAATCCGGATTCGAAATTCCAGTAAGTTACTTCAGGACTGGTGCAGAGAAAACCTGCTCCTTAAGAACCAGGAGTATGAGGAGCGAAAAAGGAGGGGTTTCTGGACAGGGAACACACCGGAATATCTTTGGCTGTACCGGATAGAGGGAGATGAACTGGTGGTTCCAGTTGGTGTTGGTCGGGATATCCGGAAGTTTCTTGGAACCGGAGACCAGGTCCGGGTTGAACTTGCAGACAATGGGAAGCTTGCGTATAGCGGAAAAGTTCCTCTGTATGATTATCAGGTACCGGCAGTGGAAGAGATGAGCAGGAACAGCTGCGGGATATTAAAGAGTCCATGTGGATCCGGGAAGACACAGATGGGAATTGCCCTGGCTGCGAAAATATCGCGGAGGACACTCTGGATCACACATACACAGGACCTGCTATCTCAGTCCTATGATCGGGCAGCACAATATTTCCCAAAGGAGACACTTGGGAAAATCACAGCAGGAAAAGTGCAGATTGGAAGCCACATGACGTTTGCCACCATTCAGACCCTGTACAAGCTCGACCTGGAAAAGTACCGGAATACTTGGGATGTGGTGATTGTAGACGAGTGTCACCGACTGGCAGGGACTCCGACTACTGTGACGATGTTTTATAAGGTGTTAAACAGTCTGGCAGCGAGATACAAATATGGCTTGTCAGCCACAGTGCATCGCTCGGATGGCCTGATTAAAAGCACGTTCGCGGTGATTGGACCAGTGGGATATGAGATTTCGGATGAAGCAGTTGCAGAAAAGACAGTCAAGGTCCGGATTAACCAGAGGGATACAGGAATCAAAGTAAAACGTGAGTGTTTGGATACGGATGGAACCCTGGATCATGCGAAACTGATCCCGTATCTCACGGAAAATTTGGAAAGGAACCGGATGGTTGCAAAAGATCTGGTAAATAATGCAGCCCATTACAATCTGATTCTTTCGGATCGCCTGGAGCACCTGCGGGTGTTAATGGAAATGCTTCCAGAGGAGTGCAGGTCCCGAGCTGCCATGATTGATGGAAAAATGAGTAGTGGGAGAGCGAGAAAGGCGCGAGAGCAGGCGATCGAGGACATGAGGACCGGGGAAAAGCATTTCCTGTTTGCTTCTTTCGGACTGGCCAAGGAGGGACTGGATATCCCAAGGCTGGACCGTCTCTATATGACCACTCCGAAAAAAGATTTTGCGGTTGTGGCCCAGAGCGTAGGCCGAGTCGCCCGGGTATTTGACGGAAAAGAAGAGGCGGTCTGTTATGATTATGTTGATGATATCGTTTTTTGCCAGAATCAGTACCGGAGGCGCAGAACCCATTACAGAAAAGCGGGGTGCATCTTATGACGAGAAGGGAAGAACAGGCGGCCATGGCGAAAGCAGCATGGTGTGACTCTTATGTGTTTTACCAGAAATATCATGGGCGCCCGGCAGAGCCTGGAATGTGGGAAGAAGCAACCAGAGAGTTTGCGGACATCATGCGAAAGAACAGTAATTCAACGATATGTGCCAGGCTGATGCTGGCAGCGTTTTCACTTCTGGAAGAGGAGTCAAGATAAGACAGTTATAGGAGGAAGTAGATAATCCGCGGTAAATGGGTGGCCACTCGTTGAAAAAGGATTATGCTGACAGAGGTTCAGAAAAAACTGGCAGAAGAAAATATCAGGCTGGCTTATTATGTGGCGCATAGGAGCATGATTCCGCTGGAAAATGCGGAGAAGGTGTCGCTGGCGCTATTGGGGCTTACCAAGGCAGCGGGAATCTATGATCCAGATAAAGGGATCAAGTTTGCAACCCTCGCCACGGCCGCCATGAAGAATGAGATTCGGATGGGGTACCGGAAGGAACACAAGCATCTGGGACTTGTACATTTTGAGGAGCCGGCTGGTCTGGATGATGAAAGGATTTGTCTGAAGGACATGTTGCCGGATAAGCAACAATTTGTAAGAGAGCTGGAAGGACTGTTGAACTGCAGGGAGGCGGTTGAAAACATGGACAAGACACTCTTCGGAATGGAGCAGAAACTGTTCAGGGAGCTTATCCGGAATCCGGGAAGGACGCAGAGTGATTATGCAGAGAGACTTGGATGCAGCCAGTCTTATGTATCCAAATGTTTGAGGAAAATCAGGAGAAAGCTCAGGAGGGAATTATGTTTATAAAGCAGATCGATATGAAGACAGCATTTGAGTTAGCTTCCAGGGGAATGGAAATCAAGACAATGGCGCCGATTGGCCCGGGAACCGGATGGGAGAACATGGAACCGGATACGTTACAAAACATGTTAAGCGATGTTCTTTTCCTTCGTCAGGAACCCGCAATGGAAGTACCTATGGTGAAAGAGGAGATTGAAGGTCCGGCTCCCAGCAAAGAGGAAGGGCAGCTGGGGGAAACTGCCCTCAACAGACCTCCAGCCTTGTGGGTGCCGGTGCCAAATGGAGAAAGACAGTATGGGGAAGCTTCTGGCGATTCGGAAGGCCAGATGGGGTTTTAAGAAGATGGAGGGAGAAGCCAGTGAAGAGGATAAGACTGTTTCCGGCTCCACATCTGGAGCTTAAGGTTTATGTGTCAGATGAGATGAGGAAGGACTATACGGAGTGTGTCAGGATGGCAGAACTTGCAGATTGTGAGTGGAAAGACTGCGATGGATGCAGCTGGAATGCTGTGCGGATCGGCGATCTGAATATGTGTGAGCTGAAAGAAATGGAGGCGATGTTAAAAGCGACAGGAATGGAGAAGTAAGATTTTGCGCTGTCCGGAGGAAGTAGAGGCATAAAGCCTCTATTCCCCGTAAGGGCCATTATGGCATTCGCGAGCCGACTTAGAAGCTGGTTCTGCCGGCGTAACAACATGGCTTCCGTCACGGTATGGCTCAACATCGATTTCCGGGATATCACCATCGCCATATCGGTCGGTATTCGTTGAATTATGCTGCATGAGATCACCTCCAGAGATAGTATGGGCAGTTAAGGAAAAATGTATGAGGAGGAATGATATTGCATAAAAACAAAGAGGGTTATCCGGATCCGACAGCAGAAGCTGCCATCCGGCGGGCAGATCGGCCGCCGGAAAATGTGATCCTGTTTCGGAAAATGCTAAAAGCGATGTGCATAATCTTTCATCTGCGGATCCTGGGAAAGATTACGATCGTAGATGAGAAAGGATGGTATTGGTAATATTATAGATGTCCGGGAGGCACATGCTCGGAGAACAGGAGGTGGCTCTCATAGAGAAACGGAAAAATCCTTCAGAAAATATTTCCGGCTTTCTGAATTTCGTGGACGCCTGTACCCAGGAGTATCGATGGGCGTGTGATGGTATGGAAGAGGAAGACAAGCGCCCGCAGGATCTGCTTCATGAGATGGAGTTTGCCGGCGACAGGGCTGGGAGGAACCGTGTTGCCACAAGATTACAAACTAGCAGAAAGCAGCGGCGCAGAATGAAGGATCTTATGAAGAGAGATGAGCAGGTAGTCAAGTTCTTTGAGGATCCAGAGAATCGGAAAATCTTAAACAAGATGCGTCAACTCCTGGGACGCCAGAGGAAAGAGGAAGAGTATTTGGAAGGAGAACGTACATACAAGCCGCGGGCGAAATAGCGAGGAGGGGAGACCAGTGGACCAGAACATATTAGTCCAATACAGTGACTTTATGGAAGAGATTAAAGATTTAAGGGAGCGAATCAAGAAGTTGGACCGGTTCCTGCAGAACCCTCCGATTGTGTCAGATACCGTACGGGGGACCCGAAGAGACGGAACGATTGGACCGATCAAGATCTCCGGTATCCCAAATCCGGAATACTACCGGAAGTATGGACTGCGGGAACGATACCGGAAGCGGCTGGAGGCAAAGGAGGCAGAGCTCTTAGAGCTGACCTGTCAGGCGGAGGAGTACATAGAAACGATTCCGAAAGCAGAGCTTCGAATCATGTTTCGGCTGTATTTTATCGACGGATTAAGTGATGCCAAGGTGGCCGACCGGATGAATCAGATATTCCCAAAGCGGAAAATTAAGTATACGGATGAAAATGTGAAGAAGCGAAGACAAAGATTTTTTGAAAAAATTTGCAAATGTCCCCCAATGTCCCGATAAAATTTGGTAGAGTGTATTATGGGAGCCAAAGGCAAGCAACCGGGGGCTCCTCTCCCCCGCTTTACAGTCCGAGACTCCGCTAGGTAATATCGAAGCACACCATTCAGGGCAGATGGCCAGGGTGACGCCCTGGAACCAGGTTCGACTCCTGGAGCTGCCGTTTGTTACAATATTTTCTCCCCTTAATAAGCGCCTGTCGATAGATAGGTGCTTTTCTTTTGTCGGATTTTGTGATAGGATAATTTACATAAAATTGGAGGGAAACTATTATGTTTGGATTTAAGAAATGTAGTGAATGCAAAGAAGTGCCTAAAACATTCGACGAATATAATTTAAAGTTAGAAAATGAGAGAATAAAATTACATATGCGCTACATATCTTGTATTGCAATAGCAATTATTGTATGGATGATAGCTACTAAAACGGCAAGTCATCCAAAATTTCCAGAATGGGTATCATTTGCAGGCACAATAACTTCAATAATATTGTCTGTTTTAGCAATAATTTTAAGTATCACAGGAGAGGGGAAAACGGAACATATTAAAGAGCAAATTGAAATGACAGCGAAAGAATTAGATAAAACAGTAGTGTCAATAGCTGGTATCAATGAAGGGATTGAAAGTAATATTAATCAGTTAAATGCTAGTTTGAGTGATTTGCAGAGCAAGATTGACGATTTACCGGGAAAGACAGCTGAAGAGACAGCAAAAAAGATGGGAACTATGACAGGTAAAGACGCATATACCCCACATCGTACTAATATGAAAAATAAAATTACTAATAAAGACTGGAGAGTGGATACAAATGGAAAGTAGATTTAACATAAATATTTTGTTATGTGAGGGAGAAGTAACTTCTACAAGCAATATAACATCTATATTTGATAAAATAAGAATATTTGATAATAAATTATCCTTTACTGTATTTGTTCTAATTAATACAATAAATTATTTATCTAAACATTTTACTCTTTTATTATTTTTGATAAAGATAGGGGATAATGATGACGATAAAGCGGTATCGTTGGGAAGAATTGATTATGAGAAAGCAGATAGTTTAAAAAGTGCACTAGGAAAAAGCAGATATGATGGTTCGTCACAGAAGATATCAAACATTTTTTTCAAGGATGCATATTTGCCAGGAGCAGGAAATTATGAGTTAGTTGTATATAAATACGAAGAACCAGTAACAGAGGAAGACGCAGGAGATATTAATAATATGGATGATAGTAAATTGGTGGCGTCGTATGGATTCATAGTTGAAGAATAAAAAAGAGATGGCCCTGCGCCATCTCTTTTCTTTACCCAGATAAAAGTAAAAGAGCTTGACATATGGTGCACCTTATGATATAATACAATCATAAGGAGGTGAGATACAGATGAGAGGCGAAAGCCGAAAGAAAAAGTCCGATAGCAAACTTAAGACTTGGCTGGTCGGAGTGCTAACGGACTTAGTAGTAGGAGTTATCCTACTGCTTATTTCAAAGCTACTTGAGTAGCAGAGAGGGGCGTAAGCCCTTCTCTTAACTAATATTATAACACACTCATCTGTATAAAATCAATATGGCAAATGCATTGAAATTTTTGGGCACGTTCTTTATCGTGTTGGCAGTCGTTAAATCAGGAATCGGCTTGCTTGAGATGTGGAGGGACAAAAGATGCCAGTAGGAAACCCCAAACCACAAACAATTGCGACGAAAAAGTATGAGGAAAAGGCAGGGTTAATGTCGAAATCGTATAAGCTAAAGCGTGAAGTAGTAGACCAGTTTGCGGATGCTTGTGACAGAGCGGGAGTGAGCCAGGCTGCACAGCTGTCAAAAATGATGAAGGATTTTATCGAGAAACAAAAGTAAATGAAAACGTTTGATAGGGGACTGTCCACTGCGGCAGTTCCTTTTCTTTTACCCATTATTGCGGTATGCAGCAGCCAGCAGCTCACCGGGATTGTATCCCGTGGGTCCCGGTTTCAAATCCTGCCCCCGCACTTTGTTAAAAATCAAACTCAAATGAGGTGGTGATGCTTGAGTGAAAGCTTAGAACCAAGAGAGCAGGCCTTTGCTGATTATCGGCAAGGCATGAAATACAAAGACATTGCCGAAAAGTACGGAGTAAGCCTGTCGGCCGTGAAGTCGTGGGCCAGCCGATACTGGAAGCGGAAAGATGGTTGCAACCAGCAGGAAAAAAAGTTGCGACCGAAAAAGAAAAAAATTGCAACAAGGGGCGCTCCGGCCGGCAATCAAAATGCTGTGGGGAACAAGGGCGGCGCTGCGCCAAAAGGAAATAAGAATGCAGTTACCACGGGAGAGTTTGAGACCCTCCTTTTTGATTGCCTGAAACCAGAGGAGAAACGGTTAGCCGAGGCTGTGCCAGCGGATAAAGAGCAGCTCCTCTTGCAGGAAATCCGTCTGCTGACTGTCCGGGAGCATAGGATGCTAAGACGGATCGAGGATCTGAAACAAGCAGAGGCGAAACCGATTGAAGAAGGCGGCATAAAGCGTCCTTCTGGTATGACCACAGTGAAATTCAAATCGGGGGTTGAAAAAGGGAAAGATACAGTCCTAACGGAAGATGAAGGCGTACTCGGCCAAATCCAGCGCATTGAGGATGCCTTAACCAGAGTACAGACTAGGAAGCAGGCTGCCATTGATTCCTTGCATCGGTACGGTGTGGATGATGCCAGACTGGAGATTGAACTGAGACGACTGGATCTGGACGTGAGGAAACTTGGTGAACAGGACGATGAGGACGAACAGAACGATGGCTTCCTTGATGCCCTGAAAGGAAGTGCTCCAGAGGATTGGGAGATCGAGGAGATAACGGATGAAGAAAAAGAAACCGGTATTTAATTTTAAGCCATTTTCGAAGAAGCAGCGTAAAGTTATGAACTGGTGGATGCCGAACAGCCCGGTCAGGGATTATGACGGTATCATCGCGGATGGTGCGATTCGCTCGGGAAAGACGGTTTCCATGTCTCTGGGATTTGTCTTCTGGGTCATGGAGACATTTGACGGACAGAATTTTATCATGGCTGGAAAGACAATCAGTTCGTTCCAACGAAATGTGCTCACCAATCTTAAGACGATGCTTCGGAGCCGGGGATATCGCTGCGTCCATCACATATCCGGAGAAACTCCAAACATGCTGGAGATCACAAAAAGTGGAAAAACAAATTACTTTTACATCTTTGGCGGTAAGGATGAAGGTTCCCAGGAGCTGGTACAAGGTATCACAGCCGCGGGAGCTTTTTTTGATGAAGTTGCTTTGATGCCGGAGTCGTTTGTCAATCAGGCCACCGGCCGGTGTTCT